TTGTTCAAGGAAACTTTGTATATCGCGTAATTTCGGGTGTACTTAGAGACCAAAACAACTATGGCATTATCACTGAAGTTGATCTTGATAATAACTACATCTATGTTTCTATGGTATCTGGTGATATCAACAATGGAGATTTTGTTGGTGATTATGGTGTAGGCGATACTCCTCAAGGATTCGCAACGGTATCTACTAAGGTTACTAATGTTGGTGCAGGCGCAGGTCTGATTCAAGATATCAAGACTGTTGGCGTCAGAAAGAGATTGTATCTTACCGATGTTGTTGGATCGTTCTCTAGTAGAGACACGATTATTTCTGGAGATGGATATCGTGCTGCTGTAATCATACGCGAAGAATTACGCGCCCGCGTGAGAAGATTCTTCAGAGGATTTGATGGTGTACAAACCAACTTCAAGCTCACAACCAACAATGGCGATCCATACTTCCCTGATCCCGCAGGACATATGCTCATCTTCGTCAATGGTATCCTGCAACCTCCTGGTGCAACTAACGCCTATACGGCATTCTCTGATGAACTTGCATTCACAGAAGCACCTGAGATTGGGTCCTCGTTCACTGGATTCTATGTTGGTAAACTGAGACAACTGGATGATATTTCATTCGACTTCGACTCCTTGAGACAGTCATTTAACCTCAAGCGTGACGGTACTTTCTATTCGCTCACATTGACCGAAGGTGTACAATCCAGCGTTATCAGACCTGAAAATAACATCATCGTTTCTCTCAATGGTGTTCTTCAGGAACCTGGAGTTGGTTTTGAGATCGTTGGTTCTAGAATTATCTTCTCTGAAATTCCTAGATTCGGATCTACATTTGTTGCATTCTCCTATGTTGGTTCTGAGCAGGATGTTGAGGCGGCAGAGGTTGTTCCTCCCGTCGAACCTGGAGACTTCCTGAGGATTGAAGGTGAAACTGAAGATCGTGAAGTTGCTGTTATTGAATCTTCCAACTCTCTGATTACATTCGATTATCTCGGATCCGTCTTTGGTAAGGGTGCTCAGGCATCTGCGATCTTGACATCGGGTACGATTGACAAGGTAAGCGTCACTGCAGGTGGTTCTGGATATACAAGCAGACCAAATGTTCGTGTTGACTCTATCACTGGATTTGACGCACAAATCAAAGCTCTGGTTGGTGTTGGTGGTATCGTTGTTTCAAACCCTGGATCTGGATATAAGAATCCAGAAATTGAAGTTGAAACAACTGTACCTGATGATTGGACTCCTCCAAATCTTGCAGATTATGGAGAAGAGGTTATTGATCCAGAGATCCTATAAATAACTAAAAAAGTAGCGCAAGTAATGGCTAAACAATCACTAAATCTTGGTGCTGCCGCCAATGACAACACGGGGGATACTCTCCGTGCTGGCGGCGGAAAGATTAATGACAACTTTACTGAACTGTATACCACTTTAGGTAATGGTGCTGATATCAACATCAATGTTGCTAATGCAGCAATTGGACAAGTATTAAAATTTACTGGTGTTAATTTTATCGCTAGTGATTTTAATGCTTTAACATCTAATTTTGATGTTAATGGATATTCCATTATCTCTAGTGGTGCTGGAGATATTAATGTGGCTCCTAACAGCACGGGAGACATTCGTCTTTCTGCGGGTGGTACTACTAGTATTTTTGATGGTTCTACTGGAACTGTTGATTTCCCCACAAAAATTCAGTATAAGAATGAGTATGCAAATACTGCTGCTGCTCCTACTGCCGCTACTTATCCTGGTTATTTCTTTACTGTTGACGGAGATGATACTCCTTATGTGAACATGAATATCACAGCAGGTGGTGTTGGTGATACTAGGGTTGGTTTATTAACTCAATATACCAGTGTTGGTGATCTCACTGATATTGATGTTACAACAACTCCTCCCACAAATAACCAAGTATTGAAATGGGATGGCACTAATTGGGTTCCTGGCGATGATAATGCTGGTGTATCTAGTATCACTAGTTTTGCTACTGTAAATGCTGATACTGGCACAACAACAGCATCTAGTGAAACTGATGCTCTTACTATTTCTGGAGGCACAAACATTGCCACCTCAATTACTGGAGATACGCTAACAGTTGCGTTTGATGGAACACTGGTCAGTACACTTGCTGCTTTGACTGACACAGATGTTGCTGGTATTACTCAGGGTGATTCTTTATATTGGAATGGTTCTGACTGGGTTGTAACTCGCAGTCCCATTATTTGGTGGGAACTTAATTCTGATGGTATTCAGCACTACACATTTAATGGTCCTGGATTTAGTCAAATGACTAATGACCCGACTCTGTATGTTATGAGAGGGTTTACTTATGCGTTTGACAATACTGTAAATGGCGGAGCACACCCATTTAGAATTCAATCTACTTCTGGTTTGACGGGAACTCCTTATACTGCTGGTCAGACTGGTAGTGGAAATGCTGTCTTATACTGGACAGTACCTATGGATGCTCCTAGCACACTGTACTATCAGTGTACTCTGCACAATCTTATGAATGGCACAATTACAGTTGTAAGTTAATAAAAAATGGCAAGAACAGTTCCTGGATCTGGTGCGGTTATTGAGCCGATCTTTAATGACCAGTTTGGCGTAAGAGCAGTTAAAGTTTTAGATGGCGGTCAAGACTATGATAGTTCTGACCCCCCTAGACTTACTGTAACTGGATGCGGGATTCCAGATATCGAAGCGTTGTTATATCCGATTATTGATGACGATTCTGGACAAATTGTTCATGTTAGGGTTCTGTCATCTGGTTCTGGATATGATCCTTTGAGATTGTCGATTGTTCCAGAACAGGATACTCCGTTTGTTGTATCGTCGTTTAATATCAATAGAATTTGGCAGTCAAATCCAAATTCTCAAACTACAGGTACTTTTGCGATTGTAGATGGAGATCTTACTGATAGGTTGACTATCACCTCCGACAACCACCCCAAACCTGTAGATTATCCCAATTCTAGAACTCCTGGTGGCGGTTCTTTAGTAGATCAGACATTTAATTCACTTTTCATCTATCGTGGCGGTAAGGATGTGCCTCGTTATGGTGGAGATAGACCTAAAGAATTAAATAAACCAACTGGTATCTTTGCAAATGGATCTTTGCTTCATACCCCAGATTGGGGTGCAATTGGGTCAGCACCAGCAGGATTTAGTATTGATACTGTAAGATATGATTATCTTTTAAATACCAATCAGTATGATGGTATTACTAATAACAATCAATATTATTATCACACTAATAAGTTAATTGGTCAGTTTGCTCAGGAAAATAGTGTATTTGATAATGGCAATCTGCAACAGTTTACATGGAGAGTCAAGACAGAAACTGATAATATTTTAATTGATGTTAGTAATATTGATGAAACTATCAATCCAGTAGAAGAGGGTAGATTAGTTGAATTAATTGGTAATGAGTTTGCTAGAGGTGTTATTTCTAAAATTATTAGAGATAACAATAATAACATTCTTAGAATGTACCTGAGATCTGTAGAAGGTGAGTTTGAAGCTGGCGATAGAATTCTTGGTTCTACTGGTTTCAGTATGACCATTGCAAATACCCCTATCGAGTTTCCAAACGGACTCTTCTATATTGAATTTGGTCCTGAAGCACATGAGTTTGGTAATTTTACACCAGGTGTATATTATCTTGCTCCACGCAATATTAGAGTACAGAGAAACTATCAAATTATTTGGGATCAAAGCGATTCTAGTAACCAACCATCATCGATGCACCCTCAGGGGCATCCTATGCGCTTCAGCACGACTCCTGATGGTCCTTTGAACCAAACCCCTGGAACCATTTATTACGACAGTACAGGCGCTTCTGCTGCTCCCTCAGCTGACTATGAGAATGAATTCCGTCCTACATTCATTATGAATGGGGATGAGGTTAATAGAATTTACTATTACTGTGGATATCATCAGTATATGTCTGGATATACTGGTGATGAAGGATATATGATTCTTGATCCCACAGTTGATGATGAAGAGTTAACAAATAATTATTACACTAAAAACTACTATAAGGGAAGACAAGAGTTAACAGCGAACGATATTGCACAAGGTGCATATCAAATGACCCTTTCTAATGTAACTCATATCACTACCAGCGGAGATGGAACTGGTGATAGTGGTGGATTTGATATTGGAGATCACTTCCTTTTCAATGGTGGTTCTTACAGGCAACTTAGATTTACATTAGATCTTACTAGTCAAAACACTCTCGAAGTTAAAATTATTAGGGGTGATGATCTCAATGGTGGCGAACAGGTTGACCCTGGTGAAGATTTATTGATTGAATTTGTTGGATCTGTATATGGACCAAGAATTATTGGAGAGTATACAGCTCCAAATACTGTACATTCCGTAACTGTAAATATTCCACCTGATGCCAGAAAACCTGGTCAGCAAATAAAAGTTTATCAAGAAAGACTTAGTGGATCTATCTATGATCACTGGGGATTTAAATCTATTACCACTGGTGTTGGTGCTGATGACTTTAGTCGTAATCTGGATGGTCACTCTAAGATTCTTGGTATGTCATATGATGGTTATCCCATCTATGGTCCTTTTGGATATGATGCTGCTGGAGATGTTGTTCGACAAACTTCGTCCTATAGAACTAAAACTGGTAATGAAGTTGATGGTAATAGACCTAGAATTACTACAACAGGAACTGTAAATTATAATGTCACTGTATCTGGTGATAAATTCTTAATTGATGGAGTGGCACCTCCGTTCTTGCAGTTGGATAGAGGCAAGAAGTATGTATTCAACCAAGACACATTAACAAGTCCTGTTCTTTTTGCTTTACAGGAAGATGGTTGGCATGTTGGTGATCCTCCCCAGATTGGAAACACTCAATATCTGTATCAATTAGGTATTCAGTATTTTATTGATAATGTAGAAACAACCTATCTTGGATACATTACAAACTTTGCTGGTGCTACTAATAAGAGATTAGAGTTTACTCCAAGGGTTAACGCTCCTAGACTTCTTTATGTAATCTCTTATGGTTTCATTGGATATGGTTTCAGATGCGTTCAAGATGGATATCTTGCAGGTGATTTTATTGAAGATTATATCTACGAAGAAGGATTAGGAACACTTGACCGCTTTAATGGAAAATTTGCAGTTACTCCAGAATATCCTGGTGGCACTTATGCATACTTCATGTCAACGGACACCAATGATGATCCTGTATATCCATATGTAATCGGTCCAGAGTTTTATGGCGTTCCTTATCATCCCGTAGCACCTGGTCAGCAGCAAGTCATTCCTCCGATGACAGATGATTTCCCCCGTGGTGCTGCTGGCGAAGTTGTTTTGAATCCCAATGGAACGGTTGGATATGTCAAGATGGTCAGAAGTGGTGATGGATATTTTGGTCCTGCAGCTGCAAAAATCTTGGGTGGTGAAGGAACTGGTGCAACTGGAAGTAGCATTGTTCAAACAGTTACTGGTTTGACTCTGTTAAATCAGGGTAGAGAATTTGCTACACCTCCAACTCTCATCTTTGAAGGTGGTGGAGGTGGACAAGGTGCTCGCGGTAGAGCGCAAATCAATACTGCTGGTAAAGTTACTGGTATTAATATTGTGGATACTGGTGAATATTATCAAGAACCGCCATATATTCTTATTACTGGTGGCGGTGGTATTGGTGCAAAAGCAGTAGCGGAGATTGATCAGGGTGAGATTAGTGCGATCACTATTACTGATCCTGGAACTGGATATACAAATCCACCAAATATTATTTTCACAAAACTAACAAATCTCAAGAGATTTGTTAAAAATCGTCAGTCCTATAACTCAACACCAAATTATTTGACTGGTTTGCTGAAAGATGTCTCTGCATCAGATACAGAAATCTATGTTGATAACACTGATGCATATCCTGGATCTGGAAGTCTAATTCTTAATAATGAAATTCTTTCTTATACTTCAAAATCCAGAGAAAGATTCCAGAACTTGACTCGTGGTAAAAACTTTAAATATGACCAGCGAGTAATTATTGATGCAACTCAAGTTGATGGTGACGGAAACTCACTTTATCAGTTCAATGTAGGTGATAGAGTTCTCCGTAGAGTAGAAAACCAGAACAATAAAATTGCAAAGGTTTATGACTGGGATCCTGCAACCAGAGCATTGCTCGTTACCTTTGAAGTTGATGAATTAGCATTTATTGATGGTGGCATTCCTTCTACAGAAGATGCTGTTGTTCAGTTTGATGCTGGTGTTGCTGCTTCCGCTGCAGCAGGATTTGATCCTCATGTTCTTGTAGAAGTTGTTGGAACCAATATTGTCACATTGACTGATCCTATTGGTATTCTTCCAGATAGAGACTTTGAAGATGATGATGAACTTGAAGGTGCAGGTGATGGAATTCCTGATTTGGTAAATACTGGTACTGACTTTGCAAATCAAATCAGTCTTGATGGTGGTATTTACAATTCTTTGTATGGTATCGAAGAGACTGTCGGTGGTCAAAACACCACACTATTTGCGATTGGAGATCAGGTAAAAGATGCTTCTCTGCCATTTAAATATGCAACTATTCTTGAAGCAGGTGGTTTGAATGAGGGTGTTCCTCACGCTGCATCTATGACGATCTATCTTGATCTTGCTGATGGTAATGAGGCGAATTATTTCCCAGAAGAAACCGTCACTGGTGATGTTTCTCAGGTTAGAGCGACTGTTACTAGTTGGAATCCTTCCAGCGGAGCGTTGATTGTTCGTAATATTGTTCCGTATGACACAGGAAATCTCAATGTTGGTGTAAATGGCGTTCTCAATAAGTTCTCCGATACAGGGACAATTAAAGATTTCATTGTCCAAAACCCTGGTAATGATTATTCTGCAACTCCATCCATTGCTATTGAAACTGCAGGTGATATCCAAGCAACAGCTACCGCTGTAATGACAACTGCAGGTGACCAAATTGAATCAGTAACAGTTAATAATGGTGGATATGGATATGTCCAATCTGTTGATCAGGCATACGCTATTCATCCCACAGTTACTGTTAACAATGATCCTGGTGATTCCACTGGTAATGGCGCTGTAATTCAAGCGATTCTCGGAGGAGAAAAATTAAGTGGAACAAATGGTGCTCAATATCGAATTAAGCGTGTTGAGTTTGATGTTCAAATCAGGTCCGAATAACCTGAATAAATAAACAAGAGGAAACAAGTCCTATAAGTTAAATGGCAGCCCTATTAACAGATCAATTTAGAATTTTCTCTGCGAGAAAATTCATTAAGGCTCTTGAAGGTCCTATCGCTAACCAAAGCGATGATGACGCAGGTTCTACCCGTGATCGTCTTTATATCTTCATTGGTCGTTCACAGTCATGGGATAATGAAAACGCTCCGCCTCAAGCAGTGGATTCGTTCTCAGAGTTCTCTGGTTCTTATGACGATATGATCTCGCTTAAGCGAGTTCTGGCATCTGACACTGTTCAGGTGGTTCGTCGTATTGACTGGGTTTCTCCTGAACAAACCACAGGTGGTCTGGGTTTCACCTATGACATGTATCGTCATGATTACTCTCCGAGTAAAACTGCTTCCTCTGGTGCTACTAAACTTTATGATTCCGACTTTTATGTCGTGAACTCTCAATATCAAGTTTATAAGTGCATTTTTAATGGGACTTCCCCCTCAGATCCAAATGGTAAACCGTCAACAGTTGAACCGACTGGCACTTCTACTTCTATTATCACTACTTCTGATGGTTATCGCTGGAAATATCTTTACACCATCCCTGTTGCTTCTGTTCTGAAATTCTTCTCGAATGATTACATGCCCGTTCTTGAGAACGACGCTGTTAGAACAAACGCTGTTGCTGGTGAAGTAGATACTGTTGTTATTACTGCTGCTGGATCTGGTTATAACAATGGCACCTATGATAATGTTGCTATCAATGGTGATGGTGCTGGTGGTCGTGTTTCTATCGTTGTTGACGGTGGTAAGATCATCTCTGCTACTGTGACTTCTGGTGGTACTGGATACACCTTTGGTAAAATCAGTGTTGACAATATTACTGGTATTGGTACTGGTACTAGCGGTCAAGTTGATGTTATCATTCCTCCTCCGAATGGTCATGGTTACGATCCTATCGTAGAACTTGGTGCATTCCGTTGTATGATCAACGCTAAGTTGTCATATGCTGAGGGTGCAGGTGACTTCCCTGTTGATAATGACTAT